TTTTCTTGTTTATATGTTATTTTAATAGAGTTCACGATCCTTATACAAAACCAATAGATCAATTTAATTACTTATATATACCAACATTAAGTGGAATTAGATATAAAGACTAATGGCAGATATCACTAGAGAATCAAATAGAGTAGGATCATTGTTAGCTTCAACAAATAGAGTTGAGGCTCCTTTTGTGCGTGTAGAAATCGGAGGATATACATTCGGTGTTTACGAAGGTAGATCTAAAAGAGTTACCACAAACAATGGCGTTGTTACAGAGAACGGTGTTAAGTATCCTAATTTTATTCAGAACTTAAATGTTAAGAAGATTAATGGTACAGTCAATCAGTATTCACTTACAATAAAGTATCCGCTTACTGAAAACTCTGATCCTAACTTCTTTGAAAAACTATTTAGCTCTGTATCAAGTAATTTTAAGATAAAGTTTACTTATGGAGACGCGATGCTTCCTGAATATATTTATAGAGATGAGGAAGCTATTATCACAGGAATCAATAGTAACTATGCCGTTAATGAACCTACTATATCTTATACGATAAATGCTGTATCAGCTTCTACTTTATCTTTAAGTGGTACATATACTTTCCCTTCTGTTACATCAAAACCAAGTGATGTTATTAAAAGGTTATTATATAGTTCTAAATATCATTTAACAGATGTATTTAAGGGAATGAGAGATAAAGACTTAGTCGAACAGAGTGGATTCATTTCAGGAGATGACAGGATTATCACTATTCCTACATGTACTAATATGTCTATATTGGAATACATTTCATTTCTCGTATCATATATGAATCCTTCTGGAAGCACTACAAGCTCTGCTATTAAACAGAATGTATATTCATTAACAACATATGAAGATTTAGATAATACTTATGGCGGTGCTTATTTTAAAGTTCAAAAGATTCAGAGAGCTTCTAATGAATTAAATCAGTTATGTACGTATGATTTAGATATAGGGTATCCATCAGCGAACATAGTTACAAGTTTTAATGTAGACAATAAACAAAATTGATCTCTATATTATGATTATAATAGAGATCTTGGAAACTCTGATTATTTAAAAAGAATTGATAATCGAGGCAGACAAAAGGCTATTTATTCACCTCAGTTAACAAACACTCAATTCGAAATGAATGAGAATGATTCGACTTGGTGGACAAAAGTTACTCAGTATCCTATTAGTGCTATAGTAACAATGAGAGGATTACTTAGACCAGCTGTCTTGATGCAGTATATAAAGATAAATGTATTTTATTATGGCCATAAGAGCTTAATTTCAGGCTACTATATAATTACCTCACAAGAAGATTCAATAAGTGCTGGTGATGGATATAAGACAACTCTTAAAGTATTAAGAGTGGCCCCAGATGATAACTTAGTATAATGATTACAACAAAAGCTTATGTTACAGAGCTACCTACTGAAGATAGCAATATGTATAAAGTAAATGTCCCGTTGATGACAGATAATGTTAATGATGAGGCCATTTTTGATGCTATTCTAAGTAATAGTCCAGGAATATACAAAGGCTATAAAGTCGGTGATTGTGTAATAGTTACTTTTGAAGATGATAAATATAACATAGCAATTATTCAAGGTAAGTTATTTACAGATGTGCCAGAAGAATCTGATCCTGTATATGCACAGTTTGATCAGTTGAATGTTACAGGAAGTGTAGTCTTACCAGAGAATACAAAGATAGGACAATATAGTCCTCAAGATATTTATAACTTATATCAAGGTTTAGAAAACTTTGATCATGGAATTGATCCTGATGAATTAAAGCCTTTTGTAAAATGGAATCATACTCCTAAGTATGATGAATCAGAGACAGATGATGATCCAGCTCAGAAAGATTATCAAATATCTGCCGAAGGTGTGCGTTTAGATCATGTTCATTGAGAAGCTCCAGGAGTTGAAAAGAATGAAGATGGTGAGTACGTAGATTCAGAGGGAAATGTTAAAGTACCTTTAGCTACGCAGATGAATATGTATGCTGAAGATGTTAATATGCAAGTTGTTCAGTATGATGCTATAGGAGATGCTCCTGAATATGGACAACCTGATACTAGAACTTATGCAAATAGAATTATAATAATGAGTGGCGAAGAGTATGATCAGTTATCTGAAAAAGATGAGCATAAATTATACTTCTTAACTTCAGTACCACCTTCGGAGATAGTATAATGCCTATTAAAAATGGAACAGAAGATATTCCTAGATTAAGAGCTACAGATGGATCTGATTCATTGAGAAGAGTTTATAAGGGTGATAGAGAACTTCTTTACGGATTATATGATGTTCACTATTATGACAGAGATAACATAGATACTTATTCTCCTAAGAGATATGCTTGAGGGTACAAACCTGAAGCCGTAGATTTTCCGCTTCCTGATGGAGCTCCTGAGTATTTTGAAGAATATGTTACTCATTATGGAGATTCAAGTGGAAATCATGGGTGATATGAAGATAACTTATTATCGCCTGTAAATCAAAAAGATGGAATCCTAATGACCGATCATAGAGATCTCTATGATTATGCAAGATGGAGACAACATAGGTATTCATTTGAAGGTGTTATTGCGTATGATGTTTATAGACACATTCAACCTTCATCAGGCGCACCTACTCCTGATAATGATAATTATCCATGGGGAGATTCTGGTGCAAATGCTATGCCTAACTGTACTTGGTATGCTTATTATAGAGTCCAAGAAATGGGTTTTCCAGCTCCATTTTCTTATTGGCGTGATGCAGGTCAATGATGGCTTGATAATGCAGGTAATGGATGAGTTCCTAAATACGATGGAAATTGGCAACCTGGTGATATTGTTGTATGGAATGGACATGTCGCGGTTGTTGAATCAGATGGTGAAATTTCAGAATCTGTTCTTACGTATGGAGGACCTGGGTATACATTAAATAGAAGTGGCACTGCTGAGGATCTATATTATGAAGTCTTAGAACATTGGGATGATCCTGCCTATAGTATAAAAGGTGGAGATGGAGGAATACTCAGTGATAGATACTGAAGTAAACAATCAGGTTCTAGATGATATAGTGGAACTGGATTAGGAAGACTTCATTATGAAGGATAGATAAAAGATAGATAGGAGAAATGATGGCATTTTCTTGAAGCAAACATTATACAGATTCATCAATTAATCCTTATGTGTCTTTTGACAATTGTATGCCTAGCTGTACATGCTATGCATACGGAAGAGTTAAAGAAATGGGATTATCAGCTCCTATTGTAGGCGGCACTCCTGGGGCTGATAGTTGACCAGATCATGTTAATAAATCTGCAGGCTGAGAAGCCGTTCCTTATGGTACTGTTACTCCTAAAAGAGGAGATGTGATAGTCTACAGTCATACGCATGTAGCTGTATGTGAAGGTGGAAACTCGGTAAGTGGAAGCTGATACACTGGATACAGAGGATATTCTTCTCTAGGTGGAAAGTTTGATCCAAGGCCTGCAAATTCTTATTGAGCAGAGTCTCCCCAAGGAGGCGCTCTTACAGTTTATGTTGGATCATCTGTAAGTGACGTAATGAATTGAGGAAGTACATATCAGAGTTACAGATTTTATCATGATGATGGAACTGTTGATTACGATGGGGCTGGAAGTCCTGTATATGTACTCGTAAGTCCAGGATCTCCTGGACCTGATCCACCTGGACCTGAACCTGGTGGCTGGGTATACGATCATACTGAATATATAACAATAGGTAGAACATTGTGTGATGACCAGCAAAGTCCGTCAGTTCCTGACGCATCACGATATGTCGATGTATCAGATGAGATAAGAAATCCTAGATGAGATTCTATATCAAGAATAACAGAGGAACGTCAAATAGAGTATCAACCAAAATCTAGTGGAACATGACCGGAATGAGGGAATATTATAGGTACAGATGATTTTATTACATGATGACCTGATTAATTATAATAAAGGAAGGTAATTAGATGAAGAGTATTGCATTTCCAGAAATGTTTGATCGTACAAATACAAAAATAGTTAGTGACTATGATGCTACTCTACAAAATTTAAAATTACTCTTGTGGTCAGAAAAAGGAGAACTATTTGGTGACCCTTATTATGGCACAGGATTAAAAAGGTACTTATTTAACCAGAATGATAACGTATTGCAGGATATTTTACTAGATGATATCTACACTGCTATTACATTATTTATACCTCAAATATCCGTTAAGAGAAAAGATCTTAAATTAATTAGAGGAAGCTATGGTGAATTGACACTAACTATAAGAGCTCTTAATAGAGCTGACTATACTACTGACTTATATAATATTGTGCTTCTACAAAATGAAGCTTAGGAGATAATAAATGGCTAAAGAAATAAATGAAATATCTGCTATAAGCTATACTGATAAAGATTTTGGATCAATTTATCCTGATATGCTTGATTTAGCTAAAGAGCTCACTGATAAATGGGATCCATCAAGATCTGATGAGTCAGACCCTGGTGTTGTTCTTTTGAAAGAAGCGGCGTTTGTAGCTGATCACAATAATTATAACATTGATAAAAATATCTTAGAGAACTTTTTACCTTCTGCTACTCAGGATAGATCAGTAAGAAATATCACTGAAATGAATGGTTATACCCCTAACTATTATGTTTCAGCCAATGGAATGGTAACAGTAACTCTTAGTCAAGATTATGATGAAGAGGAAACTGGACTACCTGCAAGTTTTGTAATTCCTGCTGGTGATAATCCATTAGTAATATCAGATGCTGAGGAAACAGTTTCGTATACTCAGATTGAAGATATTTCTATAAGTGGTAAAGGATCAAGTTTCTCCGCTAGATTTATTGAAGGAACACTTCAAACTCTAGCGATTAATGATAATAATACAATTACATTAGATAATTTAGACGAGAATAATCGAGTATACTTTCCTGAAACAATGGTTGCTCAGAATGGAGTGTATGTTAGAAATGTTAATGCAGATGATTATGAAGATTTATGGGAAAGAAATAATTATCTGCTAACACAGCCTAATGGATTAAGAATATATAAGATAGATTACGATTCAGTGAAGAATCTTCCTTATATCGAATTTCCTTCTGATATATCTAATTTAATAGGAGATGGCTTAGTAATCAAGTACATTGCTACTTCAGGTAAATCAGGAAATATTAGTGCTAATAAATTAGTCAAGATTCTTAGTCCTGATACTTTTGTAGATTATTCTGGAGATACAAGAAGTACAAGTATATTATTGGTAAATAATTCAGGAAGTATTACAAATGGTAAAGACCCTGAAACTATCAATGAAATGTATAATAATTTTAAGAGAATTGTTGGTACGTTCGATACATTGATTACTTGTAGAGATTATGCTAATAAGATCTATTCATTAGTTGATAGTAATGATAATCCTTATGTTTCAAATGTTTATGTTACAGATAGACGTAACGATTATAATAAATCATTAAATGTAATTACTTATGATTTAGAGACTAGAAGCAAACAGTTCAAAAACATAAGTACTAAATCAAGCTCATTATCATTTGTAGGCGCGGGAACAACTGAACCTACAGATGCTAAAGAAGGAGACTTATTTACATTAATAACGATAGATGAAGAGACATTAAAAGTTTCTGGTAAACTTCAAGTATATACAGAAACTGGTTGAGTTGACGCTAATAGAATTAATTTAAACAGCTTCGCACTTTTAACAAGTGCAATGACTCCTTATGATTTAGTTGTGTATGCTTTGAAAGCTTTCTCATTGAGTGATTATATTGATGATATACCTTCATCTGCTTTAAACAAATCATTTAAACCTGTATCAGATACTACAGATAGTCAAGTTAAATCTGCTATTGAAAATTATAAATGTATCTGTCACACATATAAAGGTCATGATGAAGGTGAAGTATTCTGTTTTAAGAATTATGCTCCTATCTCAGCTAGTATTGTAACATTTAATAAAGTTTATGAGAAGGAAAGAAAAGAAATACTAACGAATGTCTATAAAGCACTCTCTCAAAACTTCAACGCAAGAGAAGTTGAATTTGGTACGAAACTAGATCCAGCTGAAATCGAAAAAGTGATTGTTGAAGCTGATCCTAGAATTAAGAGAGTTGATTTAGGCTCTATTAATTATAAACTAAGTGCTTTAGTAAGATCTTCCGATGGAGCCGATGGTTATATTGAAATTGAAGATGCACTAAATGATTCTGTATTAGTAACTGATTTAGTTGCTAAGAATGTTTTAGCTGGTAGACTTTGTTTATTTAATTTTGATGAAGACTTTAAATATGATTTTGGTCAAATAAATGGTGATATTATATCGTGGAATAAACTAGAAACAGAAGTACCTATTACAATTGAGCAAGATCAAAGTATTTCATATGCTACCGAATCTGTTAAAAAAGAGTACAAAGGATTTGTTTCTACAGGATCAAATATTGAGTATATATTTAATGCTCCTAACTTTGATAGTCCAGATTCAAGACAATCACTTGGAATTAATAGTTCATATATCTTAAAGACAGTTACTATCGATGGAGATGTTCGTCAAGACTTTTTAAAGGTAAGAGTAGTTGAAGCTGACGGAACTGTTAAGAGTGAGACTACTTATAAGTCTGAGGATAATATTACATGTACAATTACAAATAACTTAAATGCTCCTCTAATAAATATGAACAAAAGTGAAAGCTCTAAGACTGTGAAACTCGATGCTGTTGGCTCTGTAGCTGTGTGACAAGAAACAACTGAATCATCCACTAAAGAAGAGTTCTTGAATATTGATTATGTATTAAAGAAGAATGAAGCTGTTCAGATTATCTATCCAAACTATTATTCTGAATACACTTATGGTGTATACGTTAACTATAAATTTATTGGAGCCCCTGGTGATGTTATTTACGCTAATACAGAACATACGTTAACAGCTGGTCAGAGAATTATCTTAATATATACTCAAGATGGTTCAGAGAAAATGGCTACAATCGAAGCAGGTGAAACTGTATTAACTACATTTAATATTTCACCGACTGATTATTTGACTACTAAAGGTGTTAAAAAATCATGAACAGATCTTGATGGTACATTTTATGAGAATGATAACTTTAGACAGTTAGCAACAAATCAAACGATATCTACTAGAAAACAAATGAGCACATTATTAGATAACACAGGAATTCAGTGTTATTGAATAATTACCAGTGAGGCTGATGGTAAAGATAGGTTATTCTCTGTAAGAGAGAAAGAAAGAATTTTAAGAAATGATGAGTACTTCATCTACACAAATTCTTCTTTAAACGAAATTATGATTCTCGGTGCCGGAACTAAGTTAGAGTTAAAAAATTATCCTAATGAAACTACTGCAAAGAGTTGGGTAATTGATTCTCCTTCTGATAGGAGTATTTCAACTATTTCTAGAGAAGGAACTACTTCAGATATTCCTTGGCAGAAAAATCTAGACTTCATCGCTAATCCTTTAACAATTACAGAGATGAACGTTGTTACTCTTGGTGAAAATGATGAATTGATTATTAGTGGCTGGGATAATCCTAAAGATCACCGAGGAGAAAGCATAGATGAAATTGGAAATGATTTTGTATATTGTGATGGATCTATTAAATACATTATAAATAATACTCAGAATGTACTTCCTAAGGTTTCTAACTTCTACCAAATTAGAAGTAGACTTGATTTGAATATGAGTTCATCTAATGCTCAAGAATTATTAGAAAATCAAAGAATCTTAATTAATAATAAAGAATATTCTGGTTATTGGGAAACTATCGAAAGTGAAGAGGAGACTACAAAAGTATGGCATTCACTTTACATGCAATCTTCTCAGCCTCTCATGGCTTTAGGTGATACAATTTATCTCGATGAAAATTATAGATTTTATTCATATGAATTAGATGGAAAGACTTATCCTAGAACTGTACGAGTTAATGATCAGACAACTTCGGCTGAATTTAATTTTTATAAGGGAGAAGGTATCTACATTTTACCTCTTCATATTATAGATAGTGATTCAGAAATTACTATCTCAATTAAAGATGCTGATGACAATGATGTTGAATTTACTGATTATCCTAGCTCGACAGTGTATGCTGAGGCTACTTCATTTGCTGGAAGTACTTCATATTATATTAGTCCTAAGATATCTACAAGCGGTCAATTAAAAATGACATTGACTTGGAATCCTATTACAAATACAAATGAAGCTATTTTAATCGATGATATAACAGTTATTAAAGATTCTAAAGGTGGCTTAAATCCTAATCTAAACATCGGATCAATTGCTATAGGTGATGTACTAAAGAGAATCTTAAGTATTATTAGTAATTCTGATTCAGAGTATGTAAAGCCTTATTATACTTATAGACTTGATAATAGTATTGCAATGGATAACACTGACTTCGAAGATGCCAATGCAATGTGAGACGTTAACAACGTTGCTAATAGAATGACAATTCCGCAAATTGTATTACCAAGTACAAGTCAAATGGATGCATCTACAATAACATTTCCACCTAGTTTAAAACGATAGGAGGCTAAAATGTTAATTGATATAATTAAACAAACTCCTGCTGAATATAGTGCTCAATCTCGTGATTACCAAGTAATTGCGAGATTGTATACTGCACTATTTAATATTTCAAAAATGTATATTGATGATATGCAAATTTGAAATAATAACATAGATAATAAATTAATAGATTTAAGATCAAGGACTTTAAACTTTATTCCTAAGCATCATTGAGATGATGATGAATTAGAAGCTGTAACTTCTTGTTTTAAATACTTAATGATGAATAAAGGTACAAGTAAAGCTCTTGAGTATTGTGTTAACATCCTTTTAAAGATAGAAAATCTCGAAGGTGAATCAATCGATCAGGTAGTTAATATCGCAGGATATAATGTTACAATTAGAGTACCTGAAAACTTATTTACATTAGGTGTGCTTGAAGATTTAATTGAATATTTGTTACCTGCAGGATTAACGTTTAATATTATTAGATATAAAACATCGAGTGCGGGAAGCATTAATTCTAGATTATTGGCTTATATTGATAATGTTAATAGTTATGATTCACCTTATACTTCTGATATGTTTGTTGGTCCGAGTAATGATATTACGATTGAGAGACATGGAGAAGATGTTGATCTTGTGAGTCCAAGATCGATTACAGATACATTCATTTATGGAAGTAATCAGAAATTTGAAGAAAAGGAATAAGATAATATGGTATCAAATATATTTAATGGCAGTAGAATATTTAATAATGTTAAGATAACTTTGTATAGAGATAATGTTCCTTACAAAGTGGTTGATTGTCATAATACTGCAAAAATAGGATTATGTAAATACTTAAGAGATGCCTTATACGGTAAAAATATCAACGCTAAAAGACCTGGCATTATCACTCCTTGTGGAGTGGATGCCAGCTTAGAGTTGGTTGATATCGGTGCAGGTTCTCCAGTTATCAATGATAAAGTAATTGCTACTGAAGATGGCGATGAAGCTGCTTTGATTACAATGACATTTCTTATTCCTAATCAGATCTTAACATCTGGAACAGAGATATACGGATTTAGACTTTACAGTAAGGATATTTCTAAAACATTATACGCAGAAGTAAAATTATCTGATTTAGGTCTAGGACCGATAGTAGCTGGTGGTGATTCAAATATGAAAGTTGAATGAACATTAGCTGTTAGTTATATATAGATAAGGAGAAATTATGGCTTATTTTAGTTCAGATAGCGTATCTGTATTTCCATCGACACTAAGAACAAAGACATTTAGTGGTAAATATACAAGTGAACAAAACTTTGTAAATATTTTAAATTCTATTACTGATATTGATGATTTTACAGAGAACAAAGGTTATGTTTTAAGTTATAAGAATAATGTATTAAAAGTTGTTATTCACGGTTATTATTTTGAAATTACTGATTCTCTTCTAAGCACTCTTAGTCAAGGTAACTTGTGGCTTCAAATAAAAGTAGAGAAAGGTATCGTCAATAGTAATACATTAGTTAGTTTCGATAGCACTAGTGTAGATCTTGATACTGATTTAGATCCGGCAAGTGATTTTGTTGGCTTAAAATATTCTACTTCTGAGCCTGCAGACGAAGTTACTGAAAATTATGCCGTATACACTTTAAAAGCGTTTGAGAATGGTAGATTAGTTAATAAGGTAAGATTAACTGCTGATTCAATTAAGTATGATGATAATTACAATGTTAAAGAAGAAATAGCTAGAAAACAGCACAACCTAGTAGAAGGTGACGGTATCACAATCAGTGATATTGATACCTCTACAGACACAATGACTATTGGAATTGAAGCTGAACAATTTAATAAATTAAATGGGTTAAATCGAAAAGGAAATAATTCTAAATTTGTGTATTTCGATGATAATGGTATAGCACAAGCTTCTAATGTTGACGCTGGTCACGAATTCAAGATTGAATCGAAAGCTGGAATTTCTTATAGTGTTTCTAGAGCCAGCTATACAACAAGTGGAACACTTCATAGTGGTGTAGGAGTGTATGCAAGTACGAACTCTCCTGATAGATCTATCGGAGAAAATGGAGATATTTGACTTAAATATACTGAATAAGGAGATAGAGTATGTCTACAATTAATATACCTGTCAGTTATACAAGTGGCTCATGATATTCTAACTGGAATTCAACATCTTACGGAAATTCTCAGCTTATATACACAAGACTTGCAGTCTCATATTTAAGATCAGGAAATAATTGACTAGTAAATATATACTGTCAAGCATATAGACCTTCAGGAAGCACAACAGCAACTATTAGTAACAACGGATCGAGTGCTCTTCAGACGGGAGATTGATCATCTCGAGGATATGTTATGAAATGAAATATTACAAGTGTATCTTCGATATCAACAAGTTCAAGTAGTCCGTCAATATTATGCACATTCGTATCAGGCGGAACTCTTTCAGGAACATCTAGAGCTACAGCATACGCTGATGTATCAGCTAAGTATAAAATAACAGCTGTAGGTGGAGCAAATTTTGATAGTATATCTGATGACTTAACAATAATCGGTCCTAGATTACTATATTATGTTTATTATTATAGTAATGGTGAGAAGGTAGGAGGAGCTTCATTCTCTTATGGAAGTCCTACAACTATTAGGGCAAAAGAATCTGATGTTCATGATTCTGGAACATATACTCTTACATATGATGTACAAGGTGGTAATGCTGTAAGCCCTCAGACAGGAAAATGAAATCAAACTACTTCGTTTAGTACGTGAAGAGATAGATTTACTGGATCGACTTATAATCCTGGATCAACAGCTACATTTAGAGAGGATATGTATTTAGATGCTGTATGATCTAAAGGTAACCCTTCATATGCTACGCTAAGTGTTAAAAATGCCACGAAAAATAATGATAAATCAGAATATTCATATGCAGCTAATTTCTACAATCTAGGATCGTATTATGGAACAACGTATTCGAATACTGGAAACCAAACAATAACTTATAATCCTCTTAAATATTACATAAGTAACTATAATGGACTTAAGTACGGAGGCAATGAAGGTATGTCAAGCCTAACATTAATGGCTAATACTACTCTCAAAGCTTACTGGTCTTATAGTATATCAGAAAAAGGTCCATTAAAATTATCAGGGCTTCCTAGTAATCCAACTAGAATTGGTTATAAATTTGCTGGTTGGTATGACAGTGGAGACATTCAAATCAAAAATAATATGACGATGGAGTCAGACATTACTGCGTACTCTAAATGGACAAATAAAACTTATTCAGTTCAATTTATAATAAATGGTGATGCAGCTCAACCAGGTCAATGACCTAATGCTACAAAGACTTATGATATATCAGATGTTCAAATTCCTGCAGTAACCCCTAAGAAATTAGGTTATACGTTTGGTGGATGGACAAATGAAACAGGAACTGTACCAGTTCAATTAGAAGGCCAATGGTTAGATGATAGAATTTATAATTACATCACTAGTCAATCAGGTGCTGAACCTACTATTGTAAAACTTTATGCTAAATGAATTCCTATTCAGAATAAAGTGTATCTACATTACTACGATGATCAAGGGTATGTTAGAACTCTCGAAACATATACAATCGAAAACCTAAAGACTTATAATAATGTTCAGTGTTATTATGTTAAAGAAGCTCCTGAAGGTGTTTCGATGGGAGGAGATTTCGTATTTATAGGATGGAGTACTATAGATCAGCTTAATGAATTCTATGGAGAAGATGGAATTACTAAATGAAATAATGATAGAGGCGTTTATCCTAATACTGATGAAGCTCCTAAGTTGGCGTTACCATACTATATAAGAAAGAATGAAGTAACAACTGCTGATGATTGAGACACATCAGATTCAAACGCTAGAAATATTTATGGTATTTGATCGAAAACAGGTAAGTATATAAAACTAGCTTCTGGATGAAAGAAAGTAAATACAATGTATGTTAAAGTCGGAGGTGTTTGGAGAATTGTTAAAGAATTTTCTACATGCACTCAATCAGCGATATACGACGATGAAGGACAGTTAATTCAAGAGGCTGTCTGAAAAACTGAAATTTAAGAGGTAAGAAATTACCTCTTTTTTAATTAGTTTATTTTTATAGTTTTAAATTGTATAATATTTTATATAGATAGAAAGAAAGAAGATAATTTATGATAAAAGACTTACCAATTATAAAGTGCCCAGTGTGTGGCCAAGAATATTTACCATCTGAACTCTTTTTACCAGAAGCTGTTTTTGGTAAACAGTATGATATTACTAAATCAGATTCAGGAGAAATTAAGTTCTATTTAGGAGATGATCCTGAATTAGATGAAGAGTATATATGTGATGGATGTGGTTCAAAATTAAAAGTTCACATGAATATGACATTTAATGTAGAAACAAATAAAGAAGAAAATTACAGTGAAGAATACGTAACAAAAATCAATAAACCTAAAAAGATTAAATTAGAAGAAAACGATTTATTTTAATGATTACTATATCTGAGATTATTAGCAATAAATGTCCAGGTGAAACATCTTTAAAGCTTACATTTGATTATGATGAACAAATAATCTCTATAATAAAACAAGCAGGAGATGCTGTCTGGAACAAAAAAGAAAAAGTATGGGAAGTGCCAACTAACAAGTTGGCTTTTTTGATAAATAACTTAACATTCATAGATAATATTGTTATTAATCTCTTAGAAAAAGAAAAGCAAAAAGAATATGATCTAACACTAAATTATAAGACAACTCCTCAAGAACATCAAGTAGAAGGTATTAAGTGGTTATTAAATAATCATAATTGTCTTTTACTCGATGCTCCTGGTCTAGGTAAATCGTTGCAAACCTTGTACTTAGCTGAAGAATTAAGAGCACAGGAAAATTTAGAGCACTGCTTAATCATCTGTGGTATTAACTCCTTAAAAAACAACTGAAGAAAAGAAGTCTATAAGCATACAGATAGTGATTGTGTTATAATAGGTGAAAAGATTAATTCTAAAGGCAAAGTAAGCTATGCTTCTATAAAAGATAGAGCTCAGCAATTATATGATCCTATCAAAGAGTTCTACGTGATTATTAATGTAGAAAGTTTAAGAGATGATTTGATAATTGAGGCTATTAGAAATAGTCAAAATAAGTTCGATCTGATTCTTGTAGATGAAGTTCATAAGTTTGGAAATCCTAGCGCATTACAAACAAAGAACTTCTTAAAACTAGCTAAATATGGAAAACGTCATGTAGCTATGACAGGAACTTTACTTACTAATAGTCCATTAAATGCTTATACTCCATTGAAGTTTATTGGAAAAGAAAACTGTACATGGACTAGTTTTAAAAGTTTCTATTGTCAGTTCGAACAGAGATTCGGTCACATGGATATTGTAGGATTTAAGAATATGGATCTTTTAAAAGATGAGATTGATTCATGTTCATTAAGAAGAGAGAAATCAATCATTGAACTTCCTCCTCTTACTATTATTCCTGAGTTTATAGATATGGACGATACTCAAGCTAAGTTCTATGAAAATATTATGAATGGAATATTAGATGAAGTAGATAAAGTAAATATAAGCACAAAGAATTTATTAGGTATGATTGTAAGATTACGTCAAGCTACTTCAGCACCTTCGGTATTAAGTAGTTCAGATATTATTCCTACAAAAATTGAAAGAGCTATTGACTTAGCAGAAGAGATTGTTGAATCCGGAGAAAAAGTTGTTATCTTCTCTACATTTAAAGAACCTTTATATATTCTTAAGGAAAGATTAAAGAAGTATAAACCTCTTATTGGAACAGGAGATTTAGATGATAGCGTTGTATCAGACAATATCGATAAATTCCAACAAGATCCTTCTTATAAAATATTCTTAGGAACAACACAAAAGATGGCGACAGGACTTACATTAACAGCTGCTTCATATATGATTCATATAGATACTGATTGGACGTGGTCAGGGTTTGATCAAGCTAATTCAAGAATCTACCGTATTGGAGCAGGAAAATCAGTGATCATTTATAATTTAATTTGTTCTAATACCATCGACGAAAGAGTGTGGAATATCATAAATAATAAAAAAGACATGTCAGACTATATGATAGATGGTAAAGTAAATGATATAGAAACACTAAAAACATTATTAGGAGTAAGCCTGTAATCACCAGATCATTCAGGAATGACGTAACTACAATTAATAAATAATTATTAATAAAAAGTAAACTAATCTCCAGAGGCCTCAAAAAGGCCTCTTTTTTATTGTAAAATTAGTTTACAGTCAGCTAATCATGTGATATAATAGTTTCGTAAAGGTAAGAAAAGATGGAAAAATTTGAAGGAAACGTAAAATTTGTAAAACAGTCTGAATTCATGTCTTTTTATGGATATAATAACATGACGTTTATTTATAAGTTTGAGACAGAAGATGGAAAGATTTTAGTCTGGAAAACTGGAAGCGTACTTCAAGTTGAAAAAACTGAAGATGTACCTACTATTGACTCGATTATTCATATCACAGCTAGTATTAAAGGTGAAGGTGAATACAGAGGAGAAAAACAGACTATAATCACAAGAGTTAAAGTTTTAGAAATTGTTGATAGAGCTTTAACAAAAGAAGAAAAAGACGAAATTAAGGCTGATGAACAGAGAAAATCACTGAAAGGTGAAGATTTCATTTGGGTTGGAATGCCTTATAGACAATATAAGAATAATTATGCTGACTGTGAAACAGTTGCAGGATCTTATGATATTGAAGAACGCACTATTGATGTAATCATCAGAGAAGGTAGATTGAAGAATTCTGGTGTCAGGGGTCAGTTCTATTACTATTGGGTATTTAAAGATAATGCTAATGAATTAGTAAGAACTATTAAGGCAGTATCATTTGAAAATGCTTACAATAGAGTAACTAAAGAAAATCCTAATCATGAATGGTCTTTGGATCATTTTGAGATGGTTTCTCATGGCTGGTAAGGAGGAGTATGGCAAGAAAGAAAGTTAGAAAATATCCAACAATCGAAAATGTTCAGAAAACATTAAATGATTATATGGATAATCATGCAGATGAAATTATCAAATATTTAGCTCGTGAAATGGGAGTTAATAATTTTGATGAGTTGAAAGACTTAGAGTTCAATACACCAAAATTCTGGGGAGATTGTGGTTTTGTCTGGTTAAAAGCTAGAAATCCTGAACAGGAACATGAATGGATTTTAGATCATGGAAAATACGATGCTTATGTAACAAGAATAAAATTACCATATCCAACACAAAGTGTTATTTTAAAGCAGACTCAGATTGAAAAAGCTCTTGATGGAACTGGTTTACGAGAAATGTATCAGCTTTATATTATGTATGATTAGGTGTAAAATTAGTTTACATGTAACTAATAATTTGATATAATTAAATCATAAAATGGAGGTAAGGCTATGAGGTACGAAGAGTGGAAAGCAACACTTACATTAGCTCATGAAGATAAGATTGCCGAAGCAATTCTTATGGATAAGGAGAACTCAGTCTGCAATCCTTGGTTAGATGATAACGAGTGTTTGATTGATACAGTCAAGCATTATGGTGGTACAGAAGAATTTGCTTATAGATTATTAGATGAATGGGAAGATGAAGAATTATAGGTGTAAAATTAGTTTACACCTTTTAATTTATTTGATATAATGTAACCATAATAAAGGAGAGGTAAGGTATGAA